GAATGGTGACTCTGCCACCCTCCGTCCGATTCGTACTCCGCAGAGGAAGAAACAGAAGAATTGGCAACAAACATATAGAGGTCTGCAAGCGCTAAGTCCCTTTGTCTCGCGGCTACAGTCGCAACCCCCACCCCCTCGGTAATTCCTCTGTCGTAAAGGATTGCAGCCACAGTGTTGCCAGTTAAGTTGAAATCAACCTTGCCGTACAGGTACTGTTCGATTGTCATTTCTTCTATTCCTTATCTGTTTAACGCACAAATTGAAGCCGTAATTAGGATGCGTTAGGTCTGAGATACCACATCCACCTCGGCTTGTCAGGGACACAGACCGATGTAAGCTCGCCACCATAACTCTGGCACTTCTTCACATAGTCAGCAGCTATGGTGAAAGCCAACTTGCCACCAAACGCAAATGCATAGTTTCCACCGTTGATGAGAAGAGGCTCAACAGTCAAAACTTCTCCGAGTTTTCCGTCCGGAACAAGGACTACGACGTCCTTCTCGAAAGAATCAAACTGACGTTCTGCGAGGGCGCTGCCATTGAGATATTCCACACTTGAAATGTGACCCTTCTCAACAATTGGTCGCCCTACAAGGGCTGCAAGAGCCTCGATTTCTTCCTCGCGAGAGAAAGGCTTGAGGCTGGTGATGGTGTTTCTTGCGGTGAGGCTCATTCTGGCGATAAGGTCAGCCACAACCGCGCTGTGCCCAAGAATCTTGTCAAGATAAGTCTTGTTAATCTCGAAATGGCAAAGCTCGACTCCTTTCTGGCGAGCAACCTCAACCATATCCTTCATGTCCTGCACGGGGTCTGAGGATGCTCCCTCCGATGCATAAGTGTTGTCGGTCCACCACTTTTTGGCATCAGTAAGCGTTTTGACGTTATCGTGTGGAACCCTTGCGGAAAGGGTAAGAGAAATACCGTAGGGATTATTGGTGGGGTTGTAGGCAATCTGACGCGCAGATACCATCTGGTCACGCTGATAGGTGAGAGCATTGGTGAAGTTCTGAACCTGACCAACTAATATTTCACCAATCGAAGCGCCAGCTGTATCCTTAATCTGCTTAGGAGTCACGTCATTACGACGGATGAGCTTCTTGAGAGTACGGATTTTCTTCTCGTTGAGGTACTCCACAGTCTTCATGCGAGGGATGTTCCCGGTTCCGATAATGTCGCCCTTACGTCCGAAGGGGATGGCAGTAGAATCGGGGTCAACGACAGGGGCCATCGGAGAAATCCCGACATACTTCTCCACCTGTTCGTAGGTGAAGTCGTCAAGTAGGTCTTCATTCAAGTCGAAGCCATCAATTTTCAGTTCGTTGTGCTGAGCAAGAACTGCGTCCACAAAGGCCTGGAGCTTTGCGGGATTTCCACCCAGTGCATAGTACAGGGGGTCAAAGTAGGTTTCCGGGCTAAAAGTATCCATTATTCTTTCGTTTTAGCGGTTTAATGATTGTCCTGCATCACGTTGGGAATAGCGGCAGCCAACTGTGTTGCTACGAGGGCTGCGGGGGTCCTCTTGATAAGGAATCCTTCTCCGTGGAAATTCACGAGGGCGACAGAGGCTGCGACGTTTTCAACGGTCTCATTGAGAACTTCGGGGTCAATTTCAAGGTCGCCGTAGAGGTAGTGAGTAGGGATAACCGCGATTGATGCACCGGAGGCCGCGACTGCGCTTGCTGCGGAGTAAGTGAGAGCCTCGCCCTCGGTTGCTCCGTCAAGTTTACCGTCCGTCATTACGACATCGTACTGGCCGGCAGTTGCCGCGTTCGCAGAAATCGAAGATACCTTACCGGCAGCTCCGGTAGTGGCAAAAGTGGTTCCAACAAGCTGAAGAATATCGTCCGCTTTGGGAAGAATATTCATCCTGTTAGATTTAATGGTGATGGTGTGGGTTGTCGAGTCAACAGACACAACCTCCCATCCTACAAAAGGAGTGGCAGTCCCACTGGAGAGCTTCATCGGAGTTCCGTCAGGGATGAACATGCCAGCCTTCGCATACGCAGATGCGAGAGTGCCCCCGACAGGGATTCTCTGCACATTGCCGAGCCATACGGGAATCTCTTGACCCACCGTGGCCCTCTTGTTTACGTAGGAATTATAAGTACCCATGTGTTAGAGGTTTAGTAGTTATTTGTCATTCTGTTTGAGAACACCACTTCTTTGAAGCCTTGCTACCGCGCCAGAAAATTCATTCGGGTCATCGCCTGGCTGATTTCCAAAAAAGTTACCGAAGGGGGCCTGTGCCCCATTTCCGTATGCCTCTTTGTATTCAGCATCATAAACCGTTTTGTATCTGGCAACAAGCGAATCCATAGTGTCACCGTCATTTACCCCAATGCCCGTAAGGGTCTTTTTAAGAATATAATCAGATGTACACCCATGCTTCGTTTTCAATTCCGTACGGAGATTCTCAATGATGTTTTTGTCTGCCATTCGCTTCCTTTCAGCCGCGATTTCAGATTTCTGCTTTTCAAGGTCTGCCCTCAGTTCCTGTAACAGTTTCATTGTTTCGCCATCCGCTACGTTATCCAGTGGGGGGTCCTGTGACGGATGATTCTTCTTGTAGTCCTCCAAGTCCCTATTGGCTTTTGATGCCTTTCCCCTTTCGGTGTCTATTTCGGACTGGAATACTTTTAATAGAGATGAAACACTTGCTTCCCCAATGGCCGCATCTATTTCTTTTTCATCCGCGATGGTTTTTTCGAGAAACGAGGCAACCCCATCAAGAGCCTTTTCACTTAACCCCAAATTCGAGTATTTGGTTTTGAGCGCGTTTAAGATTTTTGATTTCATTGTTTGAAAAGAACTTTACATAAAACGCCCGTACAAGAGATTGTATTCACCACCCTTGCACGGACTATATATCTGACCTCAATGGTCTATTGCTTAGTCTCTATGCCCTATTCCGTGGGCTTTATGCCTTTTAGTTCGACCGTACTCACTTTCTTGCAGTCGTGACAACAAAGGGAGTAGCGGATTGAACCTGTGAGTTCAAGGATTCTCACACGCATATATTTGCCGCAGTTGGGACAGCAAATACGATAATATGATAACTCTTTACCCATTTATTCGCAAAAATACAATTGTTGTTTACAATAAAGTCAATATGTACCTATCTTTATTGTAGTTTTATTGTGAAATTTGTGGCGAAATGAAAGAAATTGATACCGAATCCAAATACTACGACCCTGTTTTTCTGAAATACAACCTTAAAGTATATTCCAATGAATATGCTCAGGAGTTGAGGGAAAAGAATCTGGAATTGAAGATGAAGGGGCGCGCAATAAGAAATCTCATTCCACAAGAGGGGTTTCAGGAAGAAGTGTGTTGCGCCGATGCCGACCTGCTGATAATAGGCGGAAAGAAAGGCGGAGGGAAAAGTTGGGTGGCTCTATATAAAGCCCTGCCATTTATCTTCAATCCCGATGTTTCAATGTATGCCTTCCGAAAATTTGAAGATGACGTAAAGCGAGGTCCGTGGAAATCCTCAAAGCCGATATTTAGGGGATTCGGAAGCCCGAAGGAATCTTCTTATGAGTGGAGCTTTCTGGATGGTAAAGGTGCATCTCTGAAAATGGAACACCTGCAAGACTTGGGAAAAGTATCAGACCGTTTCAGAGGGGCGGAAATGGCCTACATCGACATCGAGGAATTGCCGGAACACACCAGAGATGATTTAAGCCTTATTTTTGATCTGCTTGCCGTGAACCGAAATACCGCAGGAGTTAGCTCGCAGACAGTGGGAACTTGTAATCCTGTGGGGTGGAAAAATAAACTGCGTGGTTTTCTGTCTTATTACATCGATCCAGAAACAGATAGGGTGATTAAAGAGAGGAGCGGGAAAAAAAGATATATGTTCAAATTCGGCCCAGATGACACCCAAATAGCTTGGGGCGATTCGTGGCAGGAAGTGTATGAAAACCCGAAAGCAAAGGAGAAAATTGATATCCTTATGATGGGTAGAACCGATATAACTCCCGAGGACATGATTATGACCGTGCAGTTTATCGAAGGTGACTACTCAGACAATAAAATCCTACAAGTCACGGATAAGAGATATATATCCCGACTGGCCTCCAAAGGTGATGGCACTGTAATCAATGACCTTTCCGGAATATGGAGAGATATTGACGAAGGGACTTCTCTCCTTACAGATGAAGATGTTAATAAATTCTTCCGAAACTCCGAGCGTAGAGATGGCATTATGAGGGCATCTGCCGATGTCGCTCTTACCGGAGACTTTTTTGTGATATATGCTTTTGATGGGCACCATATTCAAGACCTTGAGGCTTGGAGGGGCGAATTTTCGGACGCCGTAATACCTTTCATTGAGGGATTCTTAAAGAAAAATGGAGTCAGAAAAGAGAACTTTACCTATGACTCCAATGGCCTGGGACTATGGATTAAGACAGATTCGAGATTCCAGAAATCCGTACCTTTCAACAACCGTTCCGCACCTTCCGATACACGACTATGGAACAACCGAAAATCAGAGGCTGCTGAAAAATTCGTCCATTCGCTCAAACTTGGAGAATTCTCTATTGATGAGTCCCTTTTGAAAAAGAAGTTTACTGATATAAAAGGGCATAATTTTACTTTTGAAGACAGATTCAAAGCCGAGAGATTGGCAATCAAAAGAAAGGATAATATCGCAAGATTTGAGATAATAGACAAGCAACAAATGAAACTTGAAGTGGGCCATTCTCCTGACTTCATTTAAGGTATGATGATGATTATGCCGCTATATGAAGTAGTCAAGGGAAAGATTCTGTCAAGACACGGATTTAAATACTGGTAAACTAATTATAAAATGATTACACCTACAATCACAACAATGAAGCCGGAGCAGATATTACGCAAGGCGGCTTTTAAGAGAATCAAACCAACAGCAGAACGAAATCCCGCAGGACTGGTTTTGCAGGAAGGAACAAACTTCTCGACTTATAATCCGGATTTCGACCCACTGCGTTTCGATTTCTACACACAATCTGACTTTATGCGCGAGTACGACATTAACGCACACGCCATCAATTCACTGAAAGAATACCCGGACCAATTCATGTGGATGGGAGTAGATGATGGTGGCTCACTGCCGGCATCCCGAAACAAATACGTGCGAAAGGTGCAAACTCGCATTGCACAAGGGTGGCAGCAGTATATACATGGCAAGAGGGTTGCAACCCTCACTGGCAACAATATTGACTTGACAATATCAAACGCCAAAACGGGAGGAAATATGCAGGAAACGCTTGCGTTGTTTCAGGAAGGATGGAAGGTCAAGGGGCTGGAAAACGCCGTATATCGCGCAATTAGCGCTGATTTAAAAGTCGGTGATGCCGCCATCTACTTCTTTAAGGATAAAGAATCTGGGGAACTCGAATGGAAAGACCTTTCGTTTGAAAATGGAGACACGCTTTATCCGCACTATGACCCGATGTCGCAGAAACTCGCGGTTTTCGGAAGGAAACACATTGACCAAATTATCAACGATAAAGGAGAAATCACATCAGTGACATATCTTGATGTTTGGGATAAGTCGCACTATATGAGATACGTTATGGATATCTCCGATTTGTCCGGAGGATGGAGGGTTGATATTGAACCCATGCCACATGGCTTCCCCTTTGTTCCTATCGCATATCACCGCTACGGCGCCCCTTGCTGGGCCGCTTCGCAAGCAACAATTGAAAAAGAGGAACTCGCATTATCGCAACTTGCGGAAAATAACGCACAGTATGCGCTCCGAATCCTTCTTCTTATGGGGGCCGACATAGACCTTCAATCTTCTGTAGATGGTACTCCGATGATAATTCAATCCCCGGAAGTTGATGCCAAAGCCTCATTCCTTGAACCATCAGACTCTTCGTCCTCATTCGAGCTTCAACTGAAGAAATACGAAGACGCCATTCTCCGTGACTCCTTTGTCGTGAAAACTCCGGAGGTGAAATCCGGTTCAGACATGTCATCCCTCACAGTCAAGATGCTCTTTGCTGAATCTTTCCAGAAGGCGCTGCTTGATGCTCAGGAATATCAAGGGTTTTTGAATGACCTTGTAC